AACACAATGGGTTCTATAGTCCGCTGCCTATGGGCTTGGGAAGACACTAATGCCAATTCTTATCTTGGTGTTGGGTCAGAGGGGGATGCTCTTTCTGCTTCTACCGGCGCTCTCCAAGTTATTGAGAGCGGTACGGCGACAGACATTACGCCCCAGCAAACCACTGTTGATATTGCCGTTAGTTTTTCTACAACCGCGGGAAGCAACGAAGTTATCATAACCGATACCGGCAGGAACGCCGACAACTACGACGCGATATACATAAAAACTCCGGTAAGTGTTGGCGGACTTGTTCTTTTTGGGCAATACAGAGTGTATAATCCGGGGGGAGCAGCTAACACTTACCGCATATACGCTACAGACGCCTTAAATGAGCCAGCCTTAGCCACGTCTACCGTAGCTAATGGCGGAGCTGTCCCCGAGTTTGATACAACAAACGGAAGCACGTTTGTATCGATAACTCTTGCTGATCATGGCTATTCCATAGGCTCTACTTTTCCTGTTCTTGTTGCCTCTACCGTTGGCGGAATAACTCTCACTGGAAATTATATTGTTACCGAAATAACGTCTTCTGACGTATTTGTCATATCTGGTACATCAGAAGCAACTTCTACAGCGAACGCTTTTATGAATAGCGGTAATCTTTACGCTATTTTTTACAACGGAATTGGACCTATTCCTGCGGGGACAGGGTACGGCATCGGGGGGTATGGGCTTGGGGGGTATGGTACCGGCACGTCGCCTACCGCAGGTACCGGTACGCCGATAACTGCTACTGATTGGACCTTGGATAATTGGGGAGAAAACCTCATCTCGTGCCCACTTAATGGGCCGATCTACAATTGGTCCCCTACCGCCGGAGACCCCGTTGCCGTTGTCATCCCCGGAGCACCTCCAGTCAATGACGGCATTTTTGTTGCCATGCCGCAAAGACAAATCATTGCGTGGGGCTCAACTTTCACGGGGGTTAAGGACCCCCTGCTAGTCCGTTGGTGCGACGTAAACGATTATGATGTTTGGACAGCCTTAATAACTAATCAGGCTGGCTCATACCGCATTCCAAAAGGCTCGCGCATCGTTCAATGCATTCAAGGTCCCCAACAAAGTCTCATATGGACAGACATTGGTGTGTGGGCCATGCAATATGTTGGGCCACCATATGTTTATCAATTCAACGAGCTTGGTAGCGGATGCGGGCTTATAGGTCGCAAGGCGGCGACATCTATTGGTGGTGTTGTATATTGGATGGGTCCAAGTCAATTTTATAGACTTTCTGGTGGGGGAGTTGAACCTATCCCTTGCCCAGTATGGGACGTTATTTTCCAAGATTTAGATACCGATAATTTAGATAAAATAAGAGTTGCCCCAAACAGTAGGTTTGGCGAAATTGCTTGGTATTTTCCAACTTTATCTAATGGGGGCGAAAACGAAGGGTATGTAAAATACAATGTAATACTTAACCAATGGGATTACGGATTTAATACAGACGAAAATCCATATGTAGCCCGTTCTGCTTGGATTAACGAGAGTGTTCTTGGTCCCCCAATAGGTTCCGGGCTTGATCAGTATCTTTATCAGCATGAGACATCAACTGACGCGGATACGCGCCCAATGACGTCTTCTTTTCAGACCGGTTACTTTGCCATGACTGATGCGGACGTTAAAATGTTTGTTGATCAAATATGGCCGGATATGAAGTGGGGATATTACAACGGTTCTCAAGGAGCAAACGTAAAAATAACTTTTTATACGGCCGATTATCCCGGAGATACCCCCATTACTCACGGCCCGTACGTAATGACTAACTCGACAAAGTTTATAACTCCAAGAATACGAGGGAGGCTCGTTTCTATTAAGGTTGAGAGTAGCGACATTGGGTCGTTTTGGCGGCTTGGTAATATACGCTATCGTTCGCAGATTGACGGGAAATACTAATGGCCGCGTCTCTTGATGACATTCTAACAACACAAAAGAACGGCGTTATTGCGATCAATAACATCGGTATTGCGGCGACCGGTCTGTGGAACTATTCGCGGGGAACCCCTTTGAGTTCTGGGGCCGCAACGACGGCGTCTTTTGCGAACCTATACACTGTGCCGACAGGTAAACAAGTCGCTATCGTAGACATGGAAATATGCAATACCGGCTCTTCGCCAGCCACATTCAGCATTTGCCTCGTGCCGCAGGGCGAGGCAGCCGACGCGAGCACTGCTGTTTTTTATGACGCTCCAATACCGGGGAACACAACGGTTCAATGGACCGGACAACAAGTCCTGCTGGCTGGCGGGAGTGTCCAATCCAAGGCATCCACGACCGCCGTTTCAATTAAAATTGGTGGGGGGCCGGGCCAATGACCATTACAGTTTATCCTCCTTATGGATCAACAATAAACAACGCCATCTATACGCAATTTGGCGGTGGAACGGTAGACGCCTTTGGTCGTTTGCGGGTGTCTAGTCCGTACACTGTTTTTGATGCGCAGTCTCGATTTGAGTCTACAGCTTCTTATAGTTATGTTACAGACACCGGCGGCACTACTGCATACAATACCAATAAGTCATCTGTGAACTTGAATGTAACAACAACGTCTGGCTCTCATGTTCTAGCTCAGACACGCCGCACTTTCCCGTACCAGCCCGGTAAGAGCCTGTTGACGATGCAGACTTTTACCATGAACACGGCTACCACAAACCTGACGCAGCGGGTCGGATATTACAACGGAAATAACGGTGTTTATTTGGAGCAGGGTCCTAACGGCGTAACGTTTGTTATCCGCACTTATACTGGTGGCTCCGTAGACGATACACGCTATGTTGCTCAATCTAATTGGAACGGAGACAAGCTGGATGGAACCGGTCCATCTGGCGTTACACTTGATTTAACAAAAACCCAAATTCTTTGGTTTGATTTTGAGTGGCTTGGGGTTGGTAATGTCCGCTGTGGGTTCGTTATCAATGGCCAGTATGTTATTTGCCATACCTTTGAGAACGCCAATTTCCAGACTGCGGTATATATGCAGACTGCAATTTTGCCGCTTAGGTATGAGATATTTACCACCGGCACGACCGCTGGCGCGGCCACTTTGCAGATGATTTGTTCTACGGTAATTTCTGAGGCTGGATACCAACAAACATCTCAAAGATACATTGCCCGAAGAGACTCAAATGGCATAACGGTAGCCAATAACACTGGTCTTGATTTTACGCCTCTGGTATCAATCCGTGTAAATTCAAGTTATTATGGTGCTGTTGTCTTGCCGGAAGGAATACAATTCTACCCAACAAGCAGCGGTTCAACCGGTTACGAAGTTGTTTTAATAAAGAACGCGACGCTTACCGGGGCAACATGGGGCGGGACAGCCCTGTCTGGTGGGCAAGTGGATGTTGATCTGGCGGCTACGGCAGCTACTGCTACGGCAAATAACATAGTCCAGACCTCATATGCGGCTGATGCCTCGCAGTCTACCTTCAGCACTGACGTTCCGACTGGTTATAATTTCTCCCTCCAGTTAGGATATAACGCTACTCTGACAGGGGAAGGATTTGCCAGCAGTGATACCTATACATTGGCAGCCCGTGGGTTGAATAATAGCCCAGTGGGCGCTGGTACGGGTGCTCTCTCATTCTATAACTTGACGGTGTAAAAATGCCCCTGAAGCGCGGTTCATCTCAAAAAACTATTAGTTCCAACATCTCGGAGATGGTGAAGGCTGGTCATCCTCAGAAGCAGGCTGTTGCCGCGGCGCTTGAAACCGCTCGAAAGGTGCGGGCGACGGGCGGGAAGGCTAGGATGCCGAACGTCAATGATGTACCAAAAGAGCTTCGCGAATTGGCCCCTGCGCCAAAAGGCTTGCCGCACGTTAATTCGCTGAATGTCGACAAGAAGTTTTGGATTGACGAGCCGGAAAAGAAAAAGTCCGGCGGCCCAACAAAAGCGCCCCTGCCGACCGGCGCTCCAGAAAAGCTCCACGTTGGGCCTATTCACAGCCCGGTTGCCGGGCGTACCGATCACCTGCCGATGCACGTCCCGAGCGGCGCTTACGTCATACCCGCCGACATTGTTTCGGCGCTGGGTGAGGGTAACACTATGGCGGGCTTCCGCGCCGTCAAAATAATGTTTAAGGATGCTGGCGGCGCTACAATCACTGACGCTGAACAGGAGGGGGATCCGGTTGCTATTGTCGCCGCTGGCGGCGAATACGTCTTGTCTCCCGAGGAAGTAATGTGGGCCGGTAACGGCGACATGGACCGGGGCCACAAGGCTCTGGATGAGTGGGTAAAGGGCACCCGTTCTGAAACAATCAAGACGCTTCAGAAGCTGCCCGGACCCAAAAAAGATTGAGGAGAGGGTTAATTGGCTGAGAAAAAGGGTGAAAAACGCAATAATCTGGTCGTCCGTGTAGCAACTCCGGACGATCTTGAAGAGATAATGGCTCTGGCAATGGCCGCCTGCGAGGAGAATGGCTTCGTTTTGCCAAGTCAGGAAAAGCTACTGTACGAGATATGGCCAGCATTAAATCGAGACAAGGGTATCATTGGCGTAATTGGCGAGCCGGGGGGCGCCGCGGAAGGGGCAATCCTTTTGAGAATTGGTAACATATGGTATAGTGACCACCAAATTCTCGAAGAACGCGCCGTGTTCATTCATCCTGATTTCAGGGCGGCGAGCGGTGGTAGGGCTAGAAAACTATGTGATTTCGCCAAAAAAGTCTCGGATGAGCTTGGCTTACCCCTAACGATTGGCGTCCTTTCCAATCAAAGGACGGAGGGGAAGGTCAGAATGTACCGAAGAATTTTTGGTGAACCCTCCGGTGCTTTTTTCCTGTATGGGAAAAGAACTGGAGAGTGGAAGCCTGCTGCAGAGTAGAGCTTCCCGCTACCCGGCCAAGGCCGGAAACGGAGAAATGGTATGGGCGGTGGCAAGACGCAAACTACTACACAGCAAGTACAAATACCCCCCGAGGTACTTGCTAGATACAATGCCGTAAACGCCCGTGCCGAAGCTGTCGCAGAACAACCGTTTCAAGCCTACAGTCAGGATCCCAACGCCTTTGTTGCGCCGCTTACCGCCACGCAGCAGGCTGGCATATACAATGTAAATCAGGCCGCTGGAGCTGCACAGCCTTACTATCAGGCTGGCACAAATTTGACTATGGGCGGAGCGCAAAACGTTGGGCCATTAACCCAGCAGCAAATTCAGTATTATCAAAACCCATATACTCAAGCTGTAGCAGACCCAACTATCGCCGCCCTCAGACAGCAGCAGGGTGAACAAACTCAGGGTGCTATAGGAAATGCAATAAAGTCTGGCGCATTTGGTGGTGACCGGGCGGGCATTCAGATGGCTAATTTAGCCCGTCAACAGGGTCTTGGTATGGCTCAGGCCGTCAACCCGATCTACCAGCAAGCGTATCAAAATGCCCTCAATGCGGCCGTAGGTCAGCAAAACGTTGTTGCGCAAGATCTTCAACGCCAGTTGGCTGCAGGACAGCAACTTGGTGGTCTCGGCACTGGCGCACAGCAGGCCGCACTCAGTGGCGCACAAGCGCAATTGGCTGCTGGCACGACCGAACAACAGACGCAGCAGGCTGGCCTGCAGGCACTCTACAATCAATTCCAACAGCAACGTGCCTACCCGTTCCAGCTCGCGCAGTTCCTTGGCAACATCGCTATGGGTACCGGCTCTTTGTCTGGATCCACGACCACGACGACGCAGCCTGCGGGCTTCTTCTCCGACGAACGCTTGAAGGAGAACATGCGGCCGGTGGGTGAGACTAAAGATGGCCAGACCATCTATAGCTTTAATTACAAAGGCGACCCCCGCACACAAATTGGTTTGTCTGCACAGGAAGTTGCCGAAAAGCACCCAGAAGCTGTCAATAAAGCTAAGGTTCCGGGTCTAGGTGGAGCAGAAGCCCTTACGGTGGATTACAAGAAGGCTACTTCTGATGCGGCCGAGAAGGCTGTCGGGGGCGGCTTACAGGGCGAAAGAATTGCCCCGAGACCGCCTATGTCAGCGCCCATGTCTTTGGGCTCGCTGAACCTCACTCCAATTGCTAATCCTTTCCAAACACAACCGCCGGGTGGTTTGGGCGGCGCTGCTCCGGCCATGCTTACCGGTAATATTCCAATCCAGCCGTTTGCGGGTGAAATCAATCGCGCCCCGCCGACGGAAGGCGTGTCCCTCGGCACTCGCGAAGGGTGGCAGGCCGAGCTGGCGTCTCTGTACAATGGGCGTCCGTTTGAGAGCGGTGAGCAGTACGCTAACATGCGTAGGCAGCAACTTATGAACAAATTGGCGGGCATTGACGCACAACCGATGGTCATCACTCCCCCCGCGCCCCCAGTAGTTGTAGATAATTGGAATTACGACGATAACTGGGCTCGCGGCGGGTACGTTGATGAGCCGGGTTACTATGGTGCTGGCGGCCGTCCTGAGCGTGCTCGCGGGGGTATGAGCGATTCGACATGGAAAGCCATTGTGGAGGCAGTGGGACGCAACATAAATATTGGCTCTCAGTCTTACGCGGGTGCGTCCGGAACACCGGGCGGCGGGGGCGGCGGGGGCGGTTACGCCGCTATGGGGACGAAGAACCCCCTTGCTGTTGCCAAACTGGCGACCGCCAGCCGTCTCCCTTCCCGAGGGCCGAGCGGCCTCGCGCAGGCTGCATCTATAGGACAGCAAGTGGCATCCATAGCGAAGGATGTCTACGGGGGATATAAGAAAATTACCGAAAAGAATGACGATAAGAAACCAAATGGAGCCAAGACGAAAGCTAATTATGGGGGTCGTATCGGATACCAAGGGAAGGGCTTTGTTGAGGGGGAAATGCCCTACTCAGATGAAGAAGATAACAATTCAGACTTCTTTAGGAGAGATAAAGGAATTAAGCCGGTAAACGCAGGTTCTTCTGATCTTACCGCTGCGCTTAATGACGTTAACAAGGGTCTTGCAAGCACCCCAAGAGGAGATCCCAAAAAACCTCCTTCCAGTGCCCCGCGGCCAAGCGGCGGAGGCGTTAATCAACTTATGAATGTCGTCAAGACGGGTAAATCGCTTGTTGATACGGCTTCTAAGGCTGGATCGGGCCTTAGCAGTGTCCTCGGCGGTGCAGGGGCTGAAATGGCCGCTGGCTCGGGTCTCGGTGCCGCGGGTGCTGAGACTGTCGCGGGCGGCCTTGGTGCCTTGGGCGCTGAAATGGCCGCCGGTACTGGTGCCGGGCTCGGCATGCTGGGCGCTGAGGCCGTTGGCGCGGGAGCTGCCGGAGCAGCAGGAGCTTTGGGTGCCGAAGCAGCCCTTGGAGCCGTCGCTGCTCCCGCACTGGCTGAAGGCGGTAAGGCTGCGTTGGCGGGATTGTTGGCACTCCTCTCCGATCCGCGTAGCAAGCACGACGACGAAGTTGCTGGCCACCTGTTCAATGGCCAGCCGGTCCATACCTTCAAGTACAACGGCGACAACAAGACCCGCATGGGCCTGATGACGACCGAGAGCGACCGCCGCGCCGTCCACAATCTTGGCGGTCTTGAGATGCTCGACTACAAGAAGGCGACCGACGTGGCTGCGGGACTGGCTCCCCGGCAGGCTGCTCAGAGAGGCGGCCCGTTTGTCGATCCCGACATGCCTGCCATAGGAGCTGTCGAGACCGCCCTCAATGTGCCCCGACAATATCAGCCGATTATTGCCAAGGTATCGGAAAAGACTGGCGTTCCGGCGAATATAATTGCTGCTCTTATGTCTCAGGAAAGTAGCTTCAACCCAAAGGCTGTTGGCCGCTCAGGTGAAATTGGCTTAACACAGATTTTGCCCAGCACTGCCCGTGATCCGGGCTACGGCATGAAGGGTGTTGATCCTGAGAGCTTGCGGGATCCGCAGGCCAACATCCTGTTTGGCGCAAACTATCTGGCGAACAAGGCCCGGCATCTGGGGCTCGATCCTTCCAGCCCCGAGGCCCTGATGGCCTACAACGCCGGTTCCAATAAAGAAAGATACGCTCGCGAAGTCATGGCCAAAGCCGGTCGTTATGATCCGACTGTCGACGCCAAGTACGCCAATTTCACCTACACGCCTGCCGCAAGAGCGGTTGAAAGTGCCAAAAACCTCAATCGTCCGTCTAAGGGCCTGCCCGGCGATGACCGCTACCGCTTCAGTAAGGAGCCCGGCCAGTTCGTAAAGGACACCCCGCGATCTGCCCCGTGGAGTTACTTTGGCAAGGGCCTGCTCGGCAAATTGGGTGTCAGCCCCGATACGGCGTCAGCTCTGACATCCGAGAAATTTATTGTACCCCTCATTGGAGGTATTGGATCGATGCTGGCCTCGAGACGTCCCACCCTTGGCGGAGCGCTCGGTGAGGGCGCTATCGGCGGTCTAAGCGCCTACACCGCCCTGCGTAAGCAGGAAGCCGAGGAGGAGAAGGCTAAGGGTCCTGCGACTGTTCAGGCAGAGACGGCTCGCAGCATCGCTATCGGTAACGTGCAGAAGAGCGTTCAGGTAATTGGTACGACCCGGATCGTGTGGCTCGCTAACGGAACGCCGATGCGCTACGGAGAGTACATGGATTTGGTTGAAAGTGGCAAAGCTCCCAAGCTCTTGGGCAGTGTACCCACGGGGCCTGAAGCAAAAAAGAAATTAGAAGAAGCCGGTCTACCGACCGAAGACGCTGCAGTTTCTCCAAAAACACTTGCTACAGGGAAGACGCCTACTGAAAAGAAGCCTGCCGTAGGGAAGACGCCTACTGAAAAGAAGCCTGCCGTAGGGAAGACGCCTGTTGCGTCACCGTTTATTGACAATAAAACAATTGCCGTCGCTAAAGAAGATCGTAAGATCGTCGACAACGCTGGTGAAGCAGGCGCAATAGCCACGGACGCCGCAAAAAGATATTCGACAGCAGTCAAGTCTTCCGCGCAGGCGGCAAGAGATAGCGCCCGTTATATGGGCGATCTAGCCGAGAACCTTGCCAAAGCAGCTAAGGGTAAGGGCTTAAACGAAACGGGATTTGGTTTCAATGGGCGAGCCGAAGTTGTCAGTGCCTTGAATACGCTTGCTCGTAGTTTTGGACTTGGTCCAAATGTGTTTGGCAAAGCTGATAAAATTAAACAAATAAATGAAAAAATATCTGCTCTTCAGGCTGCCGCCAGTGCCAAGGGGGCGGGGCAAGAAAGTTACGCGGCGCTTGATCTTTTGAAGAAAGCGATTGCGCAACCGAGCATGGACCCGCAGGCTTTTGCGAAGCTATCTGCCGATCTAATGGTGCAGACGCAGAGGGCGATAGATCGTGCAAACCACCTCGACGCATATATCAGCGCAGTAAAAGGGGCGACGGGCCACCTTGCGTCAAAGGATTTTGAGCGCTTGCGCCCATCTTCCCTGTACACCAAGGAAGTGGATGCCATATCAAAAATTATATTACTAAGACCGCAACTTCTATTCGACATCCGACGCCGAAAATATACTCCTAAGCAAATAGACGACGGATTAAAAAAGATTTTTGGGTTATCCAACATGAGCAGATATTTCATCGGAGAACAATAATGGACGAAGAAAATCCTCTCCTGAAAGATCATTTTTTCCATCTAGCCCCCGCGCAACCAAAAAGCACGGAACCGGAAGTTCTTCCGCTCGATATACGTTTGAAAGGTATAAATAAGCCACTTCCTCCGGGCCCTACGCTTCGGGAAACGGCTTTAGATGTTGCGAAATCCGTATTGTCGGAAGGTGCAAAAGGCGCTGCTGCTACAGTAGTGGGTGGCCCCGGTTCTGTTGAGACATTCATCGCTAAAGACATCCCGGAAGCTCTTCGTTCCGGCGCGTTGTGGACGGCCAAGAAGCTCGACATAATCTCTCCTAAAGAGCAAGAGGAATACGGTCGGAAGCCGCTTCCGTGGGTGGGCGATCAGACTAAAATGCAGAAGAAGGGGTATTCTTCCCCCATCCTGCACTTGCCCACATACAAGGGTGTCGAGAAAACTTTCAAACAGACAATGAAGGCCGCTGGCGCTCCGGAAGCGCTCACCTATGAGCCGCAGACGACGCCCGGTAAGATTGTTGGTAAGGGCGCTGAGTTTGCCGCACAAGGGTTGCCGGGAGCACTGCGCACCTTACCGGGCAGGCTTATAACCGGAGGTGGCGCAGGCGTAGGCTCTGAGCTTTTGGCGCTCTCTTCTGAAGACAAGGGGAGCGAAGAAATTAGTCGCCTTACGGGCGCATTGGCTGGCGGCATTGGATCTGGCCTCGCAGCGAGTGCCGTTGGGCGTTTGTTTGGCGGTCTGCGCGGGATGGTTGTGCCTAAAGGCGTAAGCAATAGACGCATAGCCGCCGCTCTTGCTGAAGATATTCGTCGTGGCCAGACAAACATGACGATGGATCAATTACAGGAAGCAATGCGCACGGGTGCGCCTCTTAGCATTGCTGATATGGCCGGTCCGCAAACGCGCAAGCTCCTTGGGAGCATGGCGGAGCGCACACCTGTTGCGTCTGAGGCTGCGACATCTTTCAATCAGCAGTTGCAGCAGCGGGTGAAGGAGAGCGGGGAACGTCTCAAAGGAAACATTGACAATATTTTTGGTGGACCAATTGATGCTGCGCGTGCGCAAGAGCTGGCGCAGCAGTCCGGAAAAATTATCCGCGATCAAGTCTACAGCATAACGCGATCTAATCCTCTTGCCCAATCCATGCCGCAAAATAAATTTTCTTCCCTACTAAGCAGGCCAATTGTTCAGCAGGCAATGAAAAGGGCGGAAGAAACAGCAAAGAACAACCCTAGCTTTAATATCCGTGTACCCTCCGTTACTCCGGGCAAAGCCGCTGTTCCCCCACAGACAACAGGGACAACGTCTGGTGTAGTTACTACGCCCGGACAAAAAGCCGTTCCTCCAAGGGTTACAAACGGAAACTTGTCTTATTGGCATCAGGTGCAGCGGGAACTTCGAGACATTGGAGAAGTTGCGAAGGGGCAACGAGACAACACGCTTGCGTCTTCTGCTCAAAATGCGCGAGATCAGATACTCAAGACACTCGATACTGTTCCCGGCTATAGGAACGCCCGCGGCGTTGCCTTTGAAACATTCAATGCGGCTGACGCCCCGGAGGCAGGCTATAAGTTCTTTGGAAACATGAACAGCTTCAAGCGCAAAGAAATTGCCGATGCGTTTAGAACAATGACACCAGAGCAGCGAGAATTGTTTGCCACGGGGTTTGCCCAGCGCTTGTCTGAAACGGCGGCTAAAGGCGAGTCGGGTATAAACTCTTTGGCAAAGTCATTCAACAATCCTGATTTCCGTAGCCGGGCGCTGATGGTTCTTGGACCTCAGAGATATTCCGCAATACAGGGTCAAGTTCTATCAGAACAACTCCTGTCTAAAGTTAAGCAATTACAATTTATTGCAGAAAAAGGCGGAATGAAAGAATTTGCCGAAAAGCTGGCCCCGCCCGCAATTGTTGGAGCTGTTGGTGGGGCAGCTATGGAGGCGGCTTTTCTTGGCGGCCAGTTTTCTGTTGAATTGGCGATTAAAGCCGCTATAGGGGCAGGTATTGGATCCGCAGGCAAGATTGCGTTAGATGCGACTGAGAGACGTATTGCCAACAAACTGCTGCCTTTGGCGACATCCACCGACCCACGAGACATACAGCGACTAGGAGACCTTGCTCGGCAGAACAGTGCCGTCGGGCGCTTGTTCAATAAAATGAGCACAATTCTAAGTAACACTGTGACAGCTTACGGGCAGGGAACTCCAACAACTGAACGCCCCGGTCGAGCCACTGGCGGATCGGTCAAGGGTGCGGTAAACTTGCGGGCACTCGCTAACGCGGCCCGGAAGCAGGTCACGCAGAGCACCGAGGAATTTCTCAAGGAAAGCGACGATCAGGTCGCCAAGGCCCTTGATATAGCGAACCAGCATATTTGAGGATCAATCGATGGCGTCGTCATACACAACAAATAAGTCTCTAGAAAAACCGGCCAACGGCGACTACGTCGACACTTGGAACGTGCCGGTAAATGGTGACTTGGATATTCTCGATAAAGCCCTCGGTGGCGTACTTAGTCTAAACGCCACAAGTGGATCTGCGACGCTTACTTCAAGTCAGTATCAAAATCTTATCTTCGATATTTCTGGGGCCATTTCGGCGAGCGTTACATATACCATCCCGTCCGGCATAGGCGGCGTATGGATCGTTCGAAACACGACGACAGACGCTTCTGGGGGACCGTGGTCAGTAATAATTGCGTCTGCTGGGGGCGGTACATCTGCTACCATTACGAGATCGCAAAACGTCGTAATATTTTCTGACGGGACAAACATCCGGGCCACGACGACTATCGCTGGATCAGACACGCAACTTATCTTCAACTCTGGCAATGTACTCACCGGATCAGCAAACTTGACGTGGGACGGCTCTACGCTTGACGTGACGGGGGCAGTCACTGCTTCAGGAAACGTAACCGCGGATGTTGTAAATGATGCTCTGGGAGACGTTCGCGATATACCGGCCAATTCGAAGAGCAGTGCGTATACTCTAGTCGCCAGCGACGCTGGTAAATACATAAGCATTACTACCGGAGGAGTTACCGTTCCCTCTGGTGTGTTTTCTGCTGGTCAAGCCGTTGGAATATACAATAACAGCGGCTCGTCTCAGACTATCACACAGGGGACTAGCGTAACTCTTCGTAAAGTCGGAACCGCTACAACCGGAAACCGGACACTGGCCCAGTATGGACTTTGCTCGGTATTGTGCGTTGGTACCAACTTGTTTGTCATAACGGGTGGCGGCCTTACATAATGACATCAATTATATGGCTCGGCTTTACTGACATACAGGCTCCGCCGGGCACTCTAATAGATACGCAAGAGTTTACCTCCACTGGATCCGGGACTTGGACAAAGCCGAGTGGTGCCTCCTATGCTGAAATAGAAATATGGGGCGCGGGAGGCGGAGGGGGTAATGGATACAACGGCGGCGAAGCTTCTCAAGGGGGGCAGGGCGGAGCTTACAAAAAATATACTGTCCAGTTTTCAGAATTGAGTTCTACGCAAAACGTTTTTGTTGGAACGGGCGGCACTAGCGCCCCGCATGATGGAACAGCCGGAGCTGCCGGAGGTTTCTCTTGGTTTGGCGAGACATTTTGGGCTATCGGTGGTTACGGTGGAGCCGGTCAATTTCAGGCAGCGCAAGCTGCAACGTCATACACGCCGACGGGGTCTATTAGCGGAACATTAGACACCGAAGAAACGGGCGGGGCTGGTGGAACGAATGGCGGCGCTGGCTCTGATACCACTTACGCCGGTGCTGGCGGCGGGGGCGGCTCAAACTATTACAGCTACGGTCTGGGTGGTACATCCACTAATGGGGGCGATGGTGGAGACGGAGGCGGATGGTACAACCCGACCTACGGCCAGTCGGGCGTACAGCCCGGAGGCGGCGCTGGAGGCCAGTCGAACACTTCGCCATTAACAACCGGCGGAAACGGAAAGATCATAGTTAAATCTTACGCATAAAAAACCCCCGACCGAAGACGAGGCCGGGGGCAAGTCAGTTTCGGGAACAAACATCGGAACAAAAGTCAGTAACTGGCCTCAGTCCACCTGTTGGCACTATTGCCAACAAGATTGCGCATGTTTATTCAGTCGCGCAATTCTTCAAGATCATCTAAACGTTTTTGATGAACTCGTATCCCGTGCAAAACTGTAGTGTGATCTCTTTTACCAAACAACCGTCCGATTTGCGGTAAAGAAAAAGTTGGTCGTCTATTTCTGATCTCCCACATTGCTTCTTGCCGCGCTATAACAAAACGCTTTGTGCGAGAGGGTCCACGCAAATCAGAAACCCGGACACCGTGTTTTATAGCTACTTCATACATAATTTTCTGCACTTCGTTCAAGTGCTTTGGTGGCTCAAGCGAAATAACCGGAGTTTCTTCGCTTTGCTCTGTCTCTGCCGCTCTTTTCTGCTCAGGCGGCGGCAATTTTTTGATTGGAAGTACGATGACTCCATTCCTTATTGCCGCCTCTTTGGAGGTTGTTTCAATGCGTTGGCGGACATTCTTGTAGTGCTGATAGAGAGCTTCCGGCGTGTCAAATTCCATTTTACTTTCTCCATTCTTGAATTTTTTCTTCGATGGCCAAGACCATCACCAACGTGAAGAAGCCGCAACCGACAACAGTTAGGACGGAAATTGCGGTGGCGCTGATAAGCGCCAATCCAAACAAGTATTCCATTATCCCCTCCTAGTCCCAATAGCCGGGAGCCCTTCTAACCATAGCGACATATATACGCTTGTAACGCTGCGCTTTACGACGCAATCTTATGGCCCAGCCTCTAGGCCCCGCAACGTGGCACGCAGACATTTCAGCTTCAGTCCTGACTCCACTGCGAATACACATTCGCATGTGAGCAATACCGGCGGCTATGCCGTAGGCCGCCTCATTCAGCCTGCGTGGATTAAAGCCTAGAGCGCGAGCAGACCTTGGCATAACTTGCATTACACCCCTCGCCCTCCCGTGTCGTGTGCGCGGCCCAACAGCCCTCGGATTAAACCTGCTCTCAACATAAGCTATCTTAACGGCAGATCGTACCCACCGCCTGCCTAATTTGGCTCTTGCTTGACGCGCCACCATGCGCCTCACAAGCCTCTTACGTTTTGAAACGCTGCGAATACGGGAGATGTTATCTCCATAAGAAAAAATGGCGGGGGCCTTTAATCCTTTGCTCCAATAGAGCTTATCCTTGCGGAAAAAGTCTGCCGCGCTTTCTTCTTGGGCTATTGCGGGAGTGGCTATTGCAATAGATGCTGCGAGGGCCAAGGTGACTTTCATTTCTTCAGGTCCTCTTTTGGTTCTTTTTTAATGATTGCCCCAAACGCGCCATCAACAATCTTAACTGTTTGTTTGATGCTGATCTCTTCTTCTTCAAGATCAATTGCAGCTAATTCAGCGTATCCTGAAATGTCACGCCAACTATCAATATGATTATTATCGCCTTGCAAAATGCGCGTGACTTTCATAGCAATCATTTCCAAACTCGTTACTTGCGCATCAGTCAACTTTCCTCTGCTCCAATTTGGCCCCGTAGCCCAAAGCCGCAAAGTATCTTGGATCATGCGGGATACATCTCTGTACCTACCACTGATCTTTTCTCTTTCGTTTAATATTTCTCTTACGTTTTGCATTTTTCCCTCTTCTATTTTGATGACGGTTTCAGGGCCGCAAGCAGACCCCTCTGCGTCATGTCTTTATGAGCAAGGACGCCCATAACTCTCTCGTCAATCGTACCCTTACCGATTATGTGAAGAATACGCACCGGCTTTTCTTGACCCTGTCGGTGTAGGCGTGCGTTGAATTGCTGGTAATATTCCAGTGACCATGTCAGGCCAAACCATACAATGAGACTGCCCCCATTTTGTAGATTTAATCCGTGACCGGCCGACGCGGGGTGCGCCAAAAGCATTTTAATCTCACCCGCGTTCCACTTGTCAATAGTGTTCTGTTTTTTATCGAGGACAATTGCATTCGGAAAACGCTCTTGTAAACGAGCCAAATCGGACTTGTAATTGTATGCAACAAGCAGCGTCTCGTTCTGGTTTTCGTCGAGTATTTCCTCCAAGGCGTCTAGCTTTACCTTGTGCGTTTCTGACCAGTTTTTCTTTTCATCGGTGTAGACCGCACCATTGGCAAACTGCAGCAGCTTGTTTGCTAGGACCGCTGCCGTCGCCGCCTCGACCTCTTCGCCGTCCTCCAGCTCTGCCAGTAGCGTCTTCTCAAATTCCTTGTACGTCGCCAGAGCCTCTGGTGGTAATTCGATACTCTCGATCAGATCAATGCGCGGCGGCACGTCGAGGTAGTCTTCCGCGCTCATATGCAGGACACGCGGCAACATCAGGGCGTGTATCTTCTCAGCGGCGCCCTCCCGGATGTTCCATTTATATCCCATGTAGTCGCTCTCAAAGAAACGCTGCTTGTAGGCCGTAACAGTGCGCCCGAGAGCCTCTCCAAAGTCGATAAGGAACATCTGTGGCCAGACGTCCAGCAGGCTGTTGGGGGAGGGCGTACCGGTCAGGAGGACCATGTACTCGGTCATCGGAAGAACACGCCGCAACGCCCGGAACCGCTTTGCTGATGGGTTCTTGAAGCTACTACTTTCGTCTATTATGACCATGTCGAATGGCCACTTGGGGCCGTAGTGCTTGACGAGCCAGTCGACGTTCTCGCGATTAATGACGTACACGTCCGCAGATGTCATCAGGGCCTCAAGGCGCTGCTTTGCCGTGCCCGTAGCGACCGAGACGCGCAGGTGATCGAGGTGCGCCCACTTGGCCGCCTCCTGCCGCCACACACTGTTGGCGACGCGCAGGGGCGCGATGACGAGCGTCTTGCGTATCTGGAAGTCGTCGATCAGGTCGCTGACTGCCGTCAGAGTAGACGTCGTCTTGCCGAGACCCATGTCGAGGAAGAGACCGCAACGCTTTCTGTCCTTGATGAAGGACACTGCCCGGTTCTGGTATGCGTGAAGATTGTTGCGGTCTAGCATTCTATTGAACTTATATCTTCCAATTTCGAGATTACTAACACCGTGCATCCAAGAGATCGACGTTTCTTGTGATCCCGCTCCTGCAGCGGCGTAGGCTTTTTTCCGGGCGCTTTACATTCTACGAATATGATCTTCCCGCCGGGTAACGTGACAATACGGTCTGGCACGCTGCGGCGTCCGGGGGAGACAAATTTTTCGCATAACCCTCCAAGGTCTTTCACTCGACGTACAAGTGCTCGCTCTATTTGCTTTTCTAGCATCGGCGAACCTTATTCGTCAATCGAGTTTCTGAAATTTTTGCATTGGGATGATGACGCACGGCTCGATGTCCTGAGCGTCGCCCCGATCACGTCTTCCAGCCGTCTTCAGTTTCATTTCTGGCCAAGGATCTTCGGCTTTTAACCTGTACGCAAAAACACCGTCGGTCAGGCCAAGAACCAGAATGAACGCTATATTGTGCGTTTCTTTCCAGCGTCGTCCAGCCTGCCACTTGTGTGCGCTCAGGATAAGTCCGCCCCACCCGTCCAACGTATCGTAGTCGTAGTTTCGGCATTTTATCTCCATTACGCCAACGATCCGGCCCTTGCGGGTCAGAGAATAGTCAATTTCACAAGCAATCTTTAGTTTTTCTGCGTCGCAATCCCAACGTCTCTCCAAGGCCTCGGCAATCTCCCGCTCGTTCTGGCGGTCCTTATCGCTCTCGTACATTGGCCGGGGCATGTTACCTACCGCAACAAACTAACTCTGCAATCACGCTGTAATGGCCGTGAGGCTCCAGCATTGGCGTTATCAGGCACCCGCTCGTCCAGACAGTATTGACGTCGTGCAGGCGGGCGTAGAAACAGTATCTTATCATACTTCAACCCCGACGTCTTTTAATGCATCTTTAGCCATGAGTAAGTATTTGGCGTAATGCACATCGCGCGGCATTTCTTTGGGCAACTCCATCAAAGGTCTAGCGCCCTCCGATCGCGGAACCCGGTTGGAGTTCCTCGCGTAGTGAATTGCTTCCTTCTCGATTGCGTCCGCAGAGTAATAAAACCGCACAGCCTTGCCGAGAAAATGACCACGCCATATTGCGCCGCCCGTAACAGTTCGTATGTGAACGAACCGCGTAACATCTTTGCTGGTCAGTATCGTATTGCTCAGTGATGTTCCTGCGCTCAGATAATTGGCGACGGCGTCACTGACGATCTGGAAGTCGGCGTTCTTGTTCAGCAGCGGGTCCGCATAGACGCCCTTGCGCTTGGTCTTGCCGTCCAGCTTAACCGCAATGTAGTTGTTCACGTCCCGGCTGTGCAGCGAGCGATAGTCTGACCGCTCAAGCTCGAAGCTGGTCTGCATCGACCATTCGAACGTCACGCCCATGATCTTGTCTTCGAGTGCCTTGTCGAACAGAACGACGACGCCGTCGGTGTTGGCGCTGACGACCTTTGCGCCCGCGCCCTCCAACATCTCGATCAGCATCAACAGGCAGAGCTGGCCCGTGACCGTCGTCTGGATCATCAGCTCCGGCGCGTACAGGCTGGAGTACATACTGCCCAGCTTCCCAAACGACCCGTTCACGACGATCTTCAGGGTGTCTGCCGTCACCTTGTCGCCCGCAGCCTTGGCCCGCAGTCGCCGCGTTACAATGTCCTTGTAGACCGTCAGAAAGTCAGCGCCCATCGACTTCGGCGACAGGCGCTGCTTCAGGATGATGTTGGGATAGTACGAGGAAACGTCGAAGTCGGCAAGGATCTGCTCGGATGTTGCCACGACGCTGCGCGACTTCTCGCAACTATGCAGGCCGCCAATGCCCATCTTGTACTCGGTGTCACCGATCATGATCTTCTTGTCCTGCAGCTCTTTTGGGAGCTGCACAGAGCCGTTCAGTCCGACGGGGAAGTCGCTATTCAGAACCATGCGGAATACTTCCTGCAGGTGCGGCGACTGGAACTCAACGAAGCCGGGGTCTTCGTACTTCAGCAGAGACCCAATCTCAGCCTTGCGCGGCTTGTAGGACTTGCCGGTCAGCTCTGTCAGCTCGTGTTTTATGACCGCCTCGGCTATCTGTGCGTCGCTCTTGCTGCGCAGATCAATTCCCCCATACTGCTGCCCCATTTCCTCTCGCAGGCGTATCTGCCCCTCCAAAGCTTTGTAGAGACGCTCTGTGGTGTCGAGATCGTTTGCGCAATACTTCTTCAGCTCTTCCGCCTGATCGGCGGTGATCATCGCGTCTGGCTGGATTGGCAGATCCTGCATGCGGGGAGCATTCAGCCTGCCACCGTAAATTTTCAGGCTGGCTTTGCCGGGCGCTACCTCAAAGATGTCTATGTGGTCCCACGGGTCAGTCTGCAGGTCGTGCCTCTGCGCAATTTTCCACGCGGGCAATTTTGACTTAATCAAGTCGTCCGAAAGTTCTTTTATCTGTGAACATTCCCAACCGGCCAATACGGCCGCAATTATGTATAGATCGTAGGAATTTCCGTTGAAGCTGACCGTCGTGTCTGACGCCATCAGGCGATTTATTCTGCGGGGGTCGATTGATTGGCCCTCAAACATTTCAATCGTTGCGTACTTTCCTGTCTCTAATTTTTTGAACATAAGTAAGAAGTAGTTTTGGTAAACTTCGCAATCTAGAACTAGCATGAGGAGTGGCCTCTTTCTTTTTGAAGTTGACAATTATTGCTCCGCCGCGACCCTTCTGGAGCATGTCCATAAAATTGTCTCGCAGAGTACCTAAACGCAGATGGGCGGGGTTGCAACAGCGGCGGTTGTCGCAGGAGTGCATTATGACATTCTTTGCACCTGTAATGTCAACTTTTGGGTGGGCTAGATGAAAACTTATTCGATGAGCAGAATAAACTTTTTTATTTATCTTAAATCTACCGTATCCGGCCGCGGTCGCCGTGGACTTCCAATTCCAGCATTCGTCTGACGACCTTACGTCTACTTTAGCCCAAAACCGTTTGACGTCTCTATACGTCATCGAAGGTATTTTCTGAGGCCGGTGACGTGTGCGTTTGAAATTCATTTGATACCCATAAAGTAACCCCGCCGAGGGCTGGTACACTCGGCGGGGAAGTCTGACGTGAAGGTGTCATCGGAGATTCCGTCAGACTTACTTGAGCGTCATGGAGAACCGCTCAAGACTACTCTACATGAAATCAACGTCTTCGTCATCATCGAATGCGTCGAAGTCATCTAAACTCGCACTCACGCCATCAGAGAACGGTTTCCCGTCCTTGAAGAACTGAACCGCGAGAAGGTTCGCGTTAATCCGCTTGCCATACTCATTATTCTGAGCCCACAGCTCGACCGACGCATTGACGTAGCAGCCTGCGTATAGACGATTGTCGTCCTCAGTTAGTGCGCTCTTGTCTCGGTCAATTACCATCGGACGCTTCTGGCTGCTGGCCTTGAACGACATGGTGTTGTCGTATCCGTCGTAGCCAATCTCGTCTCCGTCTTTCATGCAAATCTTGTCCGGACCGAGTTTCGCGCCCTTGAGATTTGTTTTAATCGCGGCCTTAATCGCCTCGTTGATCTCTTCGATCTTGTCGGCGTGCTTGTCCTTGTCAAGGAGGAAGGTTGCCTCGAACTTCGTTTCCTTGCCGTTGAATACGGCTTTATGGAAAATGCTCGGGAAGGAGAGGCGGACATTGTTTAGTTTAAGTTTCATCGTTCTACCTTTCAGTTTTAGTTGAAACGCCGCAGCGTCTTTTCTGGCTTACTCATCAAAATCGTCTGGGTCAACTACGTCAAACATATCAACCACAGACTTTATCGCTGGCCGCGGATCTTGCTCCGGCGCAATGGTCGGCGCACCTTGCGGCTTTATAATAAGGTGAGAAATTTTATTAGCGTGTTTCTTGCCAATCAGTTTCTCAGCCTGCGACGGAGAAATCAGTTTCCTGCTGAAAATCTGATTATCGTCGTAATACTCAGACAGGAACTCTTCCGCGTCACTCTCGTCCTGCCACTTCCGCAGGCTGCGACCCTCTACCAACTTGAACCCCTCAAACCCTTCGCCCGCGACGAGCTTCTCTTTGACTGTCTTCTCTACAGCCGACAGCCACGCCTCGATTATGGGCTTGCGGTTCATGACCAAGGACAACTGCTTTTCCGTGAGACTGTTTGCTGGCTTCGATGGTTCGAGATCCTCGAAGTCTGCAAGAATTGTCTCTGCAGTCATCGCCATCAGTGCCGGGCATGTTGCTTTTGCCTTACAGAACCGGCACTGTTTTTCTCCCGGTACGCGCGGCGCGTCGGGCTCTTGCGTCGCCTCGGCAGCCTGCCGCATGGCTTCGCCAAATTTCATCAGGTCAGAGACCGAAATCTCAAACTCGCTGATGTGATCTAGCCGCGGCTGGACGATACTCACCTTCACATTCTTTGGACGCCACACCCACTCGAACTCGCTGTATGCGCCAAGCGCATACAAGAGCGCCTGCGGGTTGTTATCCGCAAACACCTGCACGCCCTTGCCATATTTCAAATCAACGACGTGCAGTGTGTCGTCGGTAATCAGGATCGTGTCCGCCGTGCCGAAACCGTCGGGCACCCAGTCGGCGAAGCTAACGCGGCGTTCTACAAAGAGAGCCTTGAGCTTCCGCTCAGGGTAGAGGTTCATGACGTAGTCGACATAGAGCTGGACGCCGTCGATCATCTCCTGATCTTTAGTGTAGTCCCGCGGTTCTCCCTGCCGGTTCAGAACCTTTTCCATGATGTCATGCGCACGAGTACCCTCCTCGGCGAACGGCGACGAACGGTCGGGAATACCTTCCTCCGCCGCGACTGAGCCGGGGCACACCGACCAGCGATGTGCCCCGCTCGCGCTCAACTTAGCGTGAGCCATCAGTTCAGCCCTTTCTTTTTCTCTTCCTCGTCTTCCTCAATGATTGCCGCAATCATTGCGCGAAGCTCAACAATCAGTTCGTCGATTGCCTCGTCGTGCTTCTCGGGTGGAAGGGCTTTGACGAGTGTCGTACCGAGCAACGAGACAAGCGTAGTAACCGCTTCGAGCACTGTAAAGTTCATCTCTGCGAACATGCGATCCATGACCTGCCATGCGCCGAGTATCTTGTCGTCGCTGCTGGTTACCGGGTCTTGGCTTTTGTTTTCTTCAGACATTACTCGATCTCCCCCTTCGCAACCATCGCGGCGATGGTCAGTAGTTGGCCATGAATTTCTGCATAGTGACGCGGCTCGACCTTCTGAACGTGGTTGTAGCCGTATGACTTTAACAATGGCAGGATCAGTTTCTTGGCTTCAGATGACGCCTGCGCAATCTCAAACATAACTTTGTACATCTCGTCGTAAGTTATGCCGTCGTCCGCTGTTACACGGTTGTCGCCACTTTCCGCCGCTGTTACACGGTTGTCGCCACTTTTCTTGGGCTTCGGAGCTGCCTCAGACTTCTTGTCCACAATCTCATCAGCAGCAGCCGTTGACGCGGTAGCGTCTTTTGCAGCTAACTTTTCTAACGCGGCGGCTATCCGTTCGACTGCCGCGGTTAACTTTTCAAATTCTTGTTCCATGATTTTGTCCTTTCTTTTCTCTTGTCGAGAACGATTGATTACGATATGCAACGATTTGTGTCAATTCCGTGGGAGAAAAATTTTGAAGCCGATAACATCATCTAAACTGGCCGCCCTTCTGGGCGTGTCGAAGGGCACCATTCTGCGAATGGCGAAGGCTGGGGAGATACCCTACCTGCGCCTGCCGTCGGGTCATTATCGCTTTTATCTTGAAGACGTTCGCCGGGTTCTGGAACCGACGCCGCTCGAGCTGCTGGAAATGCGCAGAAACAAAATTGAACAAAAATAAAATTATCCACAGGTTTCGAGGGGGTTCGGATGACCGAACAAAAAGCAAAATTCATTGTCACCTACTGCCGGGACTTCAACTCTGCGGAAGTTATGCACCTGAGCTGGGAACAGCTTGTGAAGGGCTTCGCCAAGTCGGTGGAGTTCGACAGCAAGGAGGCGTCGGCCAAACGCGCCTCGTTCATTGGGGGGCCGCTGACTGACCCGTCCAAGGGCCGCAAGGGCAACGTCGCCGTCCGCCACTTGGCAGTCCTCGACTACGACAAGGTCGACATCCCTCTCAGCATGGTCGAGTTCCTTGAGATTACTGGATCGTTTGCTGCAGTGATCTACTCCACCTTCCGCCACACGCCCGAGGAGCCTCGCCTGCGGGTGGTTGTGCCCCTCTCGCGCCCCGTGCTGGCCGAGGAGTATCCGGCGGTCATAGACAGGCTGGCGACGGAGCTGCGGCTGGGGACGCCCGACAAGTGCTCCTACGTCATGAACCAGCTCATGTTCATGCCGTCGCATCAGCCGGTAGTGGAACCGTTCTTTGTGGAAGTTAAGAACGACTTCTGGGTCGTACCTGACGACTTGACGGTG